TTTGGATTGAGCACAAAAACAGATCGGAGTTGACGATGGGACAGCGTGGGCCAGCACCTCAGCCGACTCGGTTGAAGTTGCTTCGCGGCGAGACGCGCCCTAGCCGAGTCAACTATTCAGAGCCACTTCCGGCTCGCACAAACTTCAGCCCTCCTACCGAACTGAACGCGGAGGCCCGCCAGGTTTGGAACGAGGTGGTTGAGGCGGTCGCCCATACGGGGATGTTGACTGCCGCAGACCTGCATACGCTTCGCCTCTATTGCGAGGCAGCGGTGCGCTATCGGGAGGCTGACCGGCTCTATGCCGAGACTGGCCCGCTCACGCGGGGACAGGCTGGCGAGTTGGTAAAGAATCCTTTACATCAGATCGTTCGCGATAACGCGACGCTGATGCTCCAACTGGCTGGAAAACTGGGCCTCACACCGGCTGCACGAAGCGGCCTGACAGGAGACCTTGATGCCCAAGCGAACTCGGCGGCAGCCAAACTTGATGCCCTCATCTCGGCGGCCCGCAAAGCCAGATAGCCAGGGCAGCCAGGTCTCGGACTTCATTGAGAACTTTTGCCGCCTGACGAAAGGCGACGATGCTGGCAAGCAGATCACCCTGCGCCCCTGGCAGAAACAGATCCTCAACGACCTCTACGAACTTGACGAGAACGGGCTACGGAAGCACCGACGCGCACTGATCGGCCTGCCTCGCAAGAACGGCAAATCGCTTCTTGGCGCTGGCATTGCTCTGTTCGGCCTTGTTATTGATGAGGTCGGATCTGAGGTCTACGCAGTGGCCGGCGACCGCGCTCAGGCGCGGATCGTCTTCCGCGAGGCTGCTCGGATGGTAGAACTAGATCCGATCCTCTCGCAGCGCCTACGGGTGATGCGCGATGTGATTGAGATGCCGTCCACCGGCTCCGTCTTCCGCGTCCTCTCAGCCGACGCCTCCCGCGCCGAGGGCTTGAACCCCAGCACGGTGGTCTTTGACGAGGTGCATATCCAGCCTGACGACAGGCTATGGAACACGATGAACCTCGGCTCTGGTACACGAAAGCAGCCGCTCATCGTCGGCATCACGACGGCTGGCAGCCGCACGGATAGCCACGGGCAAGACACGGTGTGCTACAAACTCTGGCAATACGGGATGCGGCTCAAGGCAGGCGAGATCGCCGATCCCTCCTTCTTCTTCCGTTGGCACGGCGCTCCTGAAGGAGCGAATCACCTTGACCCTAAGGTCTGGGCCGAAGCCAACCCCGCCTTCGGCGACTTCCTCCACCCGTCTGACTTTGAGTCGGCGGTGCTGAGCATCCCAGAGGCAGAGTTTCGCACCAAGCGAATGAATCAGTGGGTGACGGCGGCAACCGGCTGGCTACCAGGCGGCGCCTGGGATCGGCTCGCAGGTGAGCGCCAGATCCTTGATGGCGAAGAGATCGTCATCGGGTTTGACGGTTCGTTCAGCGGCGACTGCACGGCGATGGTTGGCTGCACGAAGGATGGCTTCATCCAGCCGCTCGCTCTCTGGGAGCGCCCGATAGAAGACCCACATTGGCAGGTGCCGATGGACGAGGTTGAAGCGCGGATGTACGACCTCTGCAAGAAATACCAAGTGCGCGAGATCAGCGCTGACCCCTACCGATGGGCGAGAACCCTGCAAAAGTGGGAGACCGACGGCTTGCCGGTGGTCATCTACCCGCAGAGTCCAGCCCGAATGGTGCCCGCCTGTGCCGCCTTCTACGAGGCGGTTACGCAGGAGACCGTGACCCACAACGGAGACGCGGCGATGAGCCGGCACCTAGATAACTGCTCTGTCAAGATTGACCGCTTCGGCCCTCGTATCGTCAAGGAGCACCGAGGCTCACCGCGAAAGATTGACCTCGCCGTGTGCGCGGTGATGGCGTATGATCGTGCCCGCTACCACGCACAAGCGCCGGCGGCACCTAAAGCAGCGGAGTTCATCACCCTATGAAATCAACCACCCTAGAGTTGTCGGGCATCGTCCTTGTCATCGCAGGTCTCTGGCTCATTGAGCCGCTGAGCCTGATCGCTGCATTGGGTGCCGTCCTTGTCGCTCTCGGCTATACCTGGAGGGACTAAGTGAGCATCCTGCGTCGCGTCTTCACCTCATCCGAGCAGCGATCATTGACGCTGCAAAACCTCACGCCGCTCGCCTTTGACAAGGTGCCCTTCCTCGGCAACCGTGAGGTTGACCAGAAGGCGGCGCTTGGACTCACGGCGGCATACGCCAGCATCCGGCTGCTCGCCGATGTTGTCTCGTCCTTCCCGCTTGACGCCTACCGCCGCGACAACGGCATCCGACGACCGTATCGTCCAGCCGGTGCGAAGCCGTCGTGGATGCTCACGCCGATCCCTGACGAGCCGACCTACACGATCAACCAACTCATCAGCGAGATCGTGGTCTCTCTTTACACTGATGGCAACGCCTTCATCTACGCGCCCCGCGACGAGCGCGGTGAGGTTCTTGAAGTGCGCGCCATTGACCCGCGCCGCGTGGAGATCTACCGCGAAGGCCGCGAGATCAAATACAAGATCCACCAGGGGCAGAACCAGCCGACAGCGGTCTATGGTCAGGAGACGATCCTGCACATCCCGCTCATCGCGATGCCAGGCGAGTTGCGAGGGATCAACCCGATCCACCAACTGCGCGTCTCTCTCGCGCTCGGCTTGACGCTTGAGGACTACGCCAGTTCGTTCTTCCGCACCGGCTCTACGCCAACCGGCATCATTGAGGTGCCGACCGACCTGACCAAAGAGCAGGGCGAGCAACTCAAGGCGGGTTGGGCACGCCATCACAGCGGGCAGAACATTCACACGCCAGGCGTCCTCACAGGCGGCGCGACCTTCAAGGCGCTCACCTTCCGACCTGAAGACGCACAACTTCTCGCCTCTCGCCAGTTCACGGTTGAGGAGATCGCCCGCATCTTCCGCATCCCACCAAATCTCTTGCAGGTCACGACGCCAGGCGCAATGTCCTACAACAGCGTGGAACAGCAAAACCTCGCGTTCGTGCAATATACTTTGCGACCGCTCGTGGAGATGATTGAGCGACCGCTGAGCACGCTGATCCTCTTGCCTGACGCCTTCGTCAAGTTCTCAATGGACTCCATCCTGCGCGGCACGACGAAGGATCGCTACGACACCTACCGAGTCGGCCTGCAAGAAGGCTGGCTCAATGTGAACGACATCCGAAAGTTTGAGGACTTCAGTCCGATTGACTCAGGGGACTCGTACCGAATGCCGCTGAATGAGGCCGATGCAGAGACCGCGATGCTCTCCACGAAGGTGGACATTGTTGCGAAACTCGTGCAGGCTGGCTTCGCGCCAGAGGCTGCCGCACGGCTTGTCGGGATCAAGGTGGCACACACCGGCGCAGCACCAGTCACCGTTCAGCAAATGAGCGCGCCAGACGACGAGAACGAGAAGCGTGAAGTTGTCCAGCCGATTATCAATGTCACCGTTCCGACGCCTGAGGCGCGTACGCGCCGAGTAGAGCGCGACGAGAGCGGCAATATCACCGCAATCGTAGAGGAGTAGACCGATGGCACTGACCCCAACGACACGCAACACGATGCTCGGCACGATCACGAGCAATGTCACGCACTTCAGCCTGCACACCGCAGATCCAGGCACCGCTGGCACCGCAGAGGTCACAGGCTCGCCCTACACCCGCGAGGGTGCATCGTGGGCAGCGGCTTCAGGCGGCACCGCAGCGTCAAGCGCTGAGGTCGTCTTTGATGTGCCAGGCTCCACGACGATCACGCACATTGGCTATTGGTCAGCATCCACCGCAGGCACCTTCTACGGAAGCCGCTCGCTGGATGCTCCGCAGACCTACGCCACGACGGGAACCTACACGCTCGCCAGCGGGAACATCACCGAATCTCTGACCTAACCAATGGCGACGGGCCGTTGGCAACCAAGCGCCACGAAGGGCGCGATCTGGGATGCATACGAATGGGGTCTAGGGCCTGAAGCCGACGGCATCGTCGCTGGCGTCACAACCAGCGCAGGCTTGGCGAGTGGACGCGAGGGCGACCGAGGCGTCATCACCGGCATCACCACGAGCACGGCAAGCGTGCTGGGCGTGCTGCGAATCGCAGCCTCAATCAGCGGTGTCACCGACAGCGTGGGCACGGCTCAGGGCACGAAGCCAGGCGCGACATCGCGCCCAGGCTACTACCCGCAGCGCCCAGTACCAGTCTTCAAGCCGCAGCCGATCGCCTTCAAGGGCGAGGTCTTCGCATACTCCTTCTCTCGCGGCGCTGCTCGCGGCGCTCAGGGCTTGGCGGGTCGCGCGATCAGCGCACCGCTCACGACCGAGGGTCGGGCTACACGCTCCGCGTGGGGATACGCAGGGCGCATCAAGGCAGCGAGCCACACCAAAGAGTTGCGGGTCAGAGGCTGGGGACGCACGAACGAAGAGCGACGACGCGAGGAAGATCTCCTCGTGCTCAACTTGAGGTGAACTGATGAGTTTCCGAGCAGTTGAAGTGACTATTGGCACAGCAGCCATTGCGATCGCAACCGCAACAGAAAAAAACACGCACGAGATTACGCTCGGCAATGAGTACAATAAGACCATCTATGTCGGCGGCGCGGCGGTCGCAATCGGCGGTGGCTATTCAATCCACAAAAATGTGCCAGTCACGCTCAAGATTGCCAATGGAGATATTCTCTATGCAATCTCCTCAACCGCCAACTCTGATCTTCATATCTACGACTTCCAGGTTGATCCATAATGTCTATTGAAATCTTTGACATTGACGGCACGCTCACAACGAGCGGAGACACGCCGCGAGAAGATTTGATCGCCTACCTCAAGAAAGACGAGGAAGAAGGCAATCGGATCATCATCGTGTCAGGTCGCGCGATCTCACGCCTCGCTGAGACAGAGCGCTGGCTGGAAGAGAACGGAGTGCCGTACTCAGAGATTCACCTCAACGATTTCAGCGAGACTCCAGGGCCGAATGTCGTAGAGGCGTTCAAGGCGTTCAAGTATTCCAAACTCCTTGAGCAGTATGGCGATGAGATCGGGTACCTCGTGGACAATGATGCCGATGCGCGTGAGGCAGCGCAGGGGATGGGCATTGAGGCGTACACGGTGGACGAGTATCTCGCCAAAGAAGCCGAAGAGTATGGCCCTATGGGTGGAGAAGAAGAGCGCGCTCCGATCAACCCTGACGGCTACAAGCCGACACAGGAGATGCAGGAAGAGGCGCAGCGCGGCCTAGATTGGCGCGCTGAGTTCGGACGCGGCGGCACCCTCGTGGGCGTGGCTCGCGCACGAGACATCGTGAATGGGCGCAACCTACCGTTTGAGACGGTGGTGCGAATGCGCTCGTTCTTCGCACGACACGAAGTGGACAAACAAGGTCAAGGATTCAACCCCGGCGAAGACGGCTATCCGTCCGCTGGCAGGATCGCGTGGGCGCTATGGGGCGGCGACGCGGGTAAGCGGTGGGCCGACAACATCGTCCTAAACGCAGAGCGTAAGGAGAAACCGAAGATGGCGATTGAGTACCGACAGTTCCAGACGGAGATCCGCGCGGAAGGCGAGGACGGGCACACCTTCACGGGTTATGCCGCCATCTTCAACTCCGAAGCCGAAGGGCTGAGCACGCGGGAGATCATCAAGCCAGGCGCGTTCTCAAAGAGCGTGGCTGCCGCTGAGCGTGGCGAGTGGGAAGTCAAGGCGCTTCAGGATCACGATGCGAAGTATTTCCTCGGTTCAACCAAGACTGGCACGCTAAATCTTGAAGAGGATGATCGCGGCCTCAAGGTGCGCGTCTCCCTCAACCCAGAGGTGACCTTCGCCTCCGACCTCGCCGCAATGCTGCGCCGAGACGGTGCGGCGATGGGAATGTCCTTCGGGTTCTCTGTGCCGAACAAGGGCGATGCCTACGACGACAACGGCGTTCGTGAGTTGCGGAACATCCGCTTGCACGAAGTCAGTCTCCTGACCGGCAACCAGCCAGCCTATCCAGCCACCATTGGCTTGGGCGCAGTTCGTTCGCTCTCTGAGCGCACCGAGATTGACGCCTCAACGCTGATGCGTGCCTTTGACTCACTCCTCGCGGGAGCACCCGATGCGGATTCAGCCGCAACGCTTGACCTCGCAATCCGCAAGATCAGTCCTGATCTTCGGCCTCAACCTGAGACTACAACGGAGCCAGAGGCAGCCGATGACCGGCTCGTACCTCTCTCCGTTCGTGAGCGCCAGTTGGCACTTGCCAGACTGGAACAGCAGATTCGCTAGGGCGCAGCACAAGGGCCTCACGGCACCACCGCTGGACGCACCACCGATGACGCAATCAACCCAAAACCCAGAAAGCGTAAGGAGTTAGACCAATGTCTGACATCACCAAGACGCTTCACGAGCAGTACCGCAACGACTGGGAAGAGGCTAAGTCTCTCCTCGCTCGTGCGGCTGACGAGAAGCGAGAACTTTCCGCAGAGGAAGAGGTTCGTTGGACGAGCCTCAACGATTCAATGTCTGCACGCAAGGCCAAGATGGATCAGGTTGCTGCCGCTGAAGAGCGCAGTGAGAAGATCGGCGCACTCGCAGAGCGCGCACTCAAGGTTGAGAATGCAGTCAAGG